TCTTCGTCTTCATCGTCTTCCATGCCAAAATCTGACATATCATCCATTTCAAACATTTCTTCAGAATCATCCATAAATTCTTCACCTTCACCAACAATCATATATTCTTTTTCAGAATCTTTAAGATTGATATTACCTGAATTATCTTTGGTAACCACGATATTATCTTCAGGTCCCATTAAACTAAATACACGTAAGATTTCATCTTCGTCGTCAACGTCGGTAAGGTCAATAGTTTCATCGTCATCCATAAAGTCATCCTCCATAGAATCTTCATCATCCATATCCATATCTAAATTATCAGTATCCATTTCCATTCCTTCGTCGTCAGACATATCGTCTTCCATTTCAGGCTCGTCCATTTCAACATCCGTTTCAATCTCGTCTTCTTGTTCAGTTAGAGATTCTTTTACTAGTTCTTTGATTTCTTCCTTCATAGTTGAAGCAAGTATTCCTTTTGCATTTTCCGCAACCGCTTCTTCCAAATTTTTCATTTGGATGATTGCTTCTTCCACTAAAGATTTTTCTTTCGCCATTTGTATGTTTTTAATTTACTATATAAATATCTCCCAATATCAAAAAAGTTTTAATTAAACTAATTTGATAATTGGTTTTTTATTTATTATAAATATTACCATTTTGATAAAAAACAAAAAAGGGGACAAATGTCCCCCTTTTATTATTATTGAAATGTAAAGATTTTATTCTATCACTTCATCTATTTTACTTTCAACAATTGCAGTTAGTCTCCAATCCTGTGTGTAGTTCTCAAAAACTTTCGTTACTTTGGCCTCAACATCAGTAGGGTTATAACCTTTTACTAATTTTTCTTCTCTTAATTTTTTAAGTTTTCCCGATTTTTCATCAATCATATCGGTTGTGATTTTTGCAATAAAATACTTTTCGTCCATGTTATAATTTTTTTTTAATATCCTAAATAATCGTTCAATTTTTTCATTAAGTCAAGTGATTTATTTCCACTTTCCCCAACTTGTCTTTCGACTTTCATTTTTTTCTCCTCTTCCAAGTTCTCCTCAAAGTTAAATCTATCTTCAGGATTTTGGAATAAATACGCTCCTGGTGTTGATGGTGAGGATACTAAGTCAAAACAGATTAATTCAAAATCTTCTTGGACCTCATTCTGTTCACCAACTTTTTTAAGGGAACCAACTCCTCTTGAAGAGATTCCTAACGTAACTCCTTGTCTTAGGTAATTAGCGGCTAAATCTCCTTTAGTTGATACAATACCTCTTTCGTGGAATCCTGGTGATGTAAGTAATTGTATCTTACCCATTAGTACAGGACCTTCCCACCATATTTCAGTTATTGCATGAGAAACTCTATCTAAATCAATTAATGACGATTCAGGGTGATTTAACTCTGAAAGAGCGGTGCCCTTTTCTATCATTTTTTTATAGTTTTCTGATTCTCTTTTTAAAATACGTTCAGGGTATATTCTACCATTTCTGTTTGGGGTATTATATTTCTGTAATACCGCATAAAATTCAAATGGTTTAGAGTGGTCTAACATATTACCTTTAGATTCTTTAATAACCTTAGCATTATGTGTATCTGTTGGTGATACGTAACCCGCATCGTATTCTATTAATATACCTTTACCTATTTCAGTTGGTTGTAAAATTCTTAAATTCATCTCAAATGTTTTATTATAAATATTAAACATTCTCTAATTGTAGCGTATCATCGTTTGTTTTGATTTTTTTAGTTAGATAAAAGTTGAAGTAATCGTTACCGATAAAGTTTTCGTAAAAAATTCTATTAGTAATATCTTTAAGTGAATCTTTAATTTCTTTTGATTTAAAGTCATGTCCTTCATGATTTAAAAAGAAATTAATCTCTAAGTTCATAAAAGATTTTTTACCTTGATTTAATCCGCTGGACCTTAAATCTAAATCTACTATAAATTTATCATCAAATAACTCTTTATCTAAGGATTCGTAGACCGAATGTTTTATGGCTCTGCTCATATTGAGAACTGTCCTTGTCCAATTTTCGCACTCTGTAGTTGGTTCTACCCATGTTTGGATGTTAAGATAGAGTGACTTTAAATTCATCGAATCAACTGTTCCATATACTACCTTGGCAGTGTTGAATCCGTGAATGTGTGAGGTTTTACCCTTTTTCATTAAATTTCATAATTTCTAAGTTTATTGTTTTAATAAAAATAGGTATATTTACTGCAATAGTCAAAATAAATATAAACTCACAAAAACATGTTAATCATAAAGGTAGAAAAAAATGTAACTCTTGAAAAAGCGTTAAAAATTTACAAAAGCAAAGTCATAAAGACAAGGCAAAGTAAGGAATTAAATGAACGAAAAGAATTCCAAAAAAAATCTGTTAAAAATAGGAATATGATTTCAAAAGCGAAATACGTTCAGAAAAAATATAAATCAAATAACGATTAAAGATTCTCATTCAAACTTTTAAGTTTGAAATAAGTTAACTTGTCGTATTTTTCTGAAATTACTTTATCAAGAGTTTCATCAATTCTTGTTTGAGTTGAGTTATCTTCATTATTATTTTTCATTTCAGTTAATTTAGTTACAACACTTTTTTTAACATCATCAAATTTTTGGTTTAAAGTAACGTCATCTTCAGATAAAAGTTTTGTTAATTCTTTTTTATCTGACTCAGTTAATGAATCAATAAAATTTGTGATTGTTTTATTTGCAACATTAACCATAGAAGTTAGCGATATTTGAACAGTATCTGCTTTCTTGATAGGTAATTTCTTAAGAGATTCTGAAATGTATTTTTTACTAGTTATTCTTGATTCGATTGTTAGGACATCTCTCGAGAATAAATTATCAATATTATTATACTGATTGTCAACCTTAGAATTTTTAATCCAAGACTTTAATGGTGTAATATCCGACTCTTGTATTTTATTAATGGTATTTTCATAAATGGTTATACATTCATTCACATATTCATTAACGATAGATTCCGATAATCCTTTATTAGAAGATAAATCATCATATAAATAAAAAAGTTTGCATATTTTTTTATTTTCTAAAACTAACTTTTTAAAGTTTTTGAATTCTTGTTTAAATGTGTTGTTTTTATATGATTCTAATAACACATCTTCTATCTTCGATTTAATTATTCCAAAATTTGTCATCTCTTTTTTATTTATAAATATCAGTCTTTTAGAAGTTTGTTTAACTCTTTTTCCATTTCACCTAAAGAATTTCTTGCTTTAGACAAATCAATAAATGAATCCGAATCTGTTAAGTTATCACTTTCTAATAAAATTGTTAAGTTATCACGTTTATATGATTCAGGTGTTATCTCCGCTTCACCTCCTGGTTCAGGTCCTGGTGGTGGTGGTATTGGAGCCCCTCCACCCATATCTTCAGGTGCTCCTAATCCTCCACCACTTGATTCACCTCCTGGAGGTGGTGGGGTTGCTCCCACAGTTTGAGTTGCGCCTGATTTAACACCATATAGTTTATCAATATTGTCAAATACACCTGTATGACTGATAATAGTCGCCGTGTTAGTTAATTCAGCACCAACCGCTTTTTCAATACGTTGTTGTTGTAAATCTAATTTAATTTCTTCATCAGAGAATCCTAATACGTGTTTCTTAGCCCAAGTTACAGAAACTGGTGCAATACCTTCGATTGCCGTTACTGCATCTTTATATAATAAAACTTTTTCTTTCCAAACATCAATTTTTAATAAATCGGCCTGTGTTGATGGGTTAGTTAAACCTAATGTAAAGTTTGACAATTCATCTTCAAACCCTAATAAGAATAAATGGATGATAGCTATTTTATTCATTTCCGCAATCATAGATTTTTGAATTCTATTAATTGTTCTTGCGAAACGGATATCTTGTAATGATAAATTCTTACCATCACCAACAACTTCCTCAAACCCTAAAAACGCTTTAGGAACTCTAAGGGCGGTTAATAATTTCTTTTGGATGTATTCAATATCGGCAATCTCCGCTAAATTCTGTGCACCTGGTAGAGTCTCAATTGGAGATGCTTGAGCAGGGTCACGTACAGGAATAAAATAATCTTGGTCAACCGCCATTTGATTAAATCTCATATCAACATTACCTGATTGACTATCAACAACCTGACTACGTTTGAATTTGTTCGCAACACGTTGTACATACGACTCAACATCTTTATCGTCCATATTACCTACAAAGACTTTAAAGACACGTCTTTCAGGGGCTCTTGAGGTACGATAGATTAACATTGCGTCTTCCGATAATAATAATTGTTTCCAAATACGTCTCGCTTTTTCTAACATAGAAGTACCATAAGGTAATTTTCTATCATCACCTAATAATCTAAAGTGGGCAATTTCCCATGAATTAAATTCCATGTCTTTAGCCTTCCACTTAAATCTTAAACCTTTATTTTCTGCGGGTTCCTCGACGTTTGCCGATTTTGCCGCCATACCTCTTTCAAGTCGTTCAATCTCAATATTTGGTAATTGCATACATCCAACAATACCTTTTTCAGCATCTAATTTTAAATAAACAAAATTATCACCGTATTTTGCGGTATTTCTTGTCCACATCGGTAAATTAGTATTGATATCTAAAACATTATTAAACAAGTCAATTAAGATTGATTTAATACGTTTAGATTCTGAATATATTTGTAACATGTAACCATTTTGGTCAACAGTTGTTGATTCTTCACCGTAGATATCTAAAGCCGCCGAAATTTCAGGAGTATATTCCATTGATTCATAATCATAGAATGATGCTAATCTTGTTGGTTCATAATAAACCGCTTGAGTGTATAAGTTACTCTCAATTTTAGTCCATTGATTGGCTAAGTAATACGTTTGTTGAGCTTGTAATTTTTCTTTATCGTATTCCTGTTTTGATGTCGTTTTTAATAACTCAGTCTTGTCTAACTTATATGTTGGATAATCTTGATTTAACAGGGCGTTAGGACCGAAGGCTTGAGATAGCCTCTGCCAAACTGTAAATTGATTATTTTGATTGTTTTCCATGTAATAAATTTAATTCTAATTATCTATAATTAAATAGTTAATTTTGATTACCTTTTTTTCTGTTAGGGTCACCTTTTTGTTGGTTTATTTTATTATCACCACCAGGTTTAACATTACTAATACCCTGACCAGGCACGTTTAATTTACTACCATTAATCTTATTCCCCGATTTTTTTCTAGAAGTTAATCCCATGTGATGTTTTATTAATAAATATTATCTAACGCCAAATAACCAACCATACTTTTGATAATCTTCTCTAGACATGTTCTGACTGTTATACTGATTAATTCTTTCAGACATGTGCGGTATAACAGGATTAAATTCTAATTTTTTTGATGTTTGGTCATTATTATTAACCGCCCAAGCCTCAATCATCGCTTTAGTGTGCTCAACAACCTTAGTCAAATTACTAAATGAAGACTCGGCAACGTAAGTTGCCATAGCCACCGACATAATTAAATCGTCATGATGTCCTTTTTGGTGGTCAGGACGGCCATTAATGTAGATGAACGTATTCATTTCATTAAAAAGTCTTGAACTATAAATTTTAAATCCATGTCTCACCCCCTCTTCAAATGACGCGATAATTTGAACCCTTTTATTGTTAAAGTTAATCCCTGGTATTTTTTCATGTGCCTTGGCATCGTATTTCCACTTATTAGCCGTATCGACACCATCAACATATAAGTCTTTGTAACCCATTTCCTGT